CCTGGAGATCCGAAGATTCCTCTAGGGTCAGAGAAGCCGAAGCTGTATCTTTCTCTAGCTTTAAATCTTACGTTTCCAGTGTCGAAGTCACCTTCAATCGCTGTTTTGATTGGCGATCTTACAAAGTGCTTTAAGCCATTAGGTGCATCAGTCATAATGAAGAATGCCTCTGTGTCAGTTAAGAAGTGGTTAACTCTATAACCTTCAGGAATCATTCCCATATTCATGATAGCGTTAATGTCATTGTCTGCAGTTCCAACTCTTTGAGGAGTTTTCATCAATCTTTCAGCAGTAAATTGTAATTCTTTTGGAATTATTAATTTTCTACCTTGAAGAGCGATTTTTAATCCTCTTTCGTCAACAAACGCAGCAATGTCTATTAAAGACTGCTCAAGTGATGTTTCGTTTAAATCAGCAGGTGTAGATAATTCATTTCTGAATGTTCCACCATTTGCTAATGGGTGATCATTAGCACAAAGTGCTTTACCGTCACCGCCGTTAGCTACATCAAAAGCGTTGTTTAGAACTGTAGCAGCTTTCACTTGTTTAGTGTGTGCCATAGATCTTGCAAGAGCTCTTGTGTATCTTCCCGCTAATCTGTCATACAAGTTATCTTCAATAGCTTCTTCAGTGATAGCAAACGCAAGAGCAATTGTCTCGTGTGTGTATCTTGAAGTGTATGCTTCAGTTGCTTGGTCAAAAGTTACCATAGCACCTTCGTTTTTAGTCGCCGCAGCGCCAAAACCTGAAAGCATTACTTCTTCTTCAAAAGCTCTGTCAGATGCTTCTGTCATGAAGATTTCTGCATGCTCGTTATCGTATCTATTGTATTCCAGGCCGAATAGTGCATTCAATCCTGGCTCTAGTTCTTTAACTAGTTGTGATCGTGATATTGCCATAATTTATTCTCCTATTCTATTATAAGCCTGTGCCTTGACTGTAGAAGTGATTGTTAATTCTAACTAACACATCCACATTCGCGCTTCCAGCAGTATCGTTATCTACATCTTGAGATACATCAATTGCTTGAAGAACAGTTCCACTTGTTGTTAAACCCGATACACTAAAATCCAATTGGACTTTAGAAATACCAGTTGCAGTGTTTCCTGTTACATTTGTTATTGCAAAGTTTTTATAGATGTCTGCTACCGCAAACGCTCCATTAGAATCGATTGAAAAAACTACATTTGGATCATCAATAACGTTCGCCATAATATCGCTCGCGTTAACAGTTCCTGGATAATAGTTTTTAAAAGTCGGCTTCTGAGTAGTTGGGTCTGTGTAGAACACCCCATTAAATACACCAATAACTCGATCAGAAGTATTTGCAACCGCCCTCTGGATACCACCGCCTGTGACAGGTATTACCAAGTCGCCTTGGAAAATCGGAGTACCGTAGTTCGCTGCAATTCTATATCTGTTTTGTGCATTTATAAATGGAGAGCCATCTAACTTTCTTACTGGTCTAAGACCATATTTTTCAGCTACATTAGCCATAGTTTTTTTCTCCTTTTATTTTTTACAAATATAGATGGTTGACTATAACAAAAATATTATTGTTTACGTCCACCACCAAAAGTTACCCTAGTTTGTCTATCTATATTGATAGGCATTCCAGGTCGCTGCTCCTTCATAAGATCGTTATCAATCGCCGTCATTTGATCTGCTGATATTTTTCTAAAATAATCAGCACGTGATTGTGCAATCTCTTCAGGTATCCTTGCCAGCACAAGGCCTTGAGTTCCGATTAACCCCGCGTACTGCCCTTGGGCAATGATAGGATATTGGTTGTCGCCGATTTCTTCTTTTAAAGATTCAGCTCTAACAAATTCCCATCCTTCTCTGAGTTTCTTAGACACATTTGATGTATCTTGAAACCCCATAACTTCGACTCTTATCCATCTCTGAACAAAGCCGATTGGCGCAGGTGGTGCATCCAAACTCGATGGTGGTGTCCAAGGTTTTTTAGCCGTATTTTTGGCTCTTTCCTCAGACCCGCGTGAAGTTCTTTTTATTGTATCGCTCATTTTTCCTCCTTCACGTATTTAGCGTATTCTTCTAGTGGCACGTTTAATCTTTTAGCTATAGCCACCTGTGAGGCCGTGAGTTTCACAGTTCTGCGTCCTTCTTGTTGACGACCAGCAGAGGCAACTGTTTGGACGGGTTTTCGTTGCTCTTTTTTAGGCTGTTCATCTTCATTCGATGCAAATTGACCAGGAAAATATTTCCTTAGTCTTGCATTGATTTCATTATAATACTCATTACTATCAACTTCAATACCCTCCGTAATAACATTTGCATGTATTGTTTGTGCTGCATTTGTCATTACTTCATCGTTACCATACCACGTATTATTTTTAGCCCATTCTTTAGCTTTTTGGCTTATAGGTTGATTGCTTTGCGTATTATTAGACGAAGTATTCGCTTCTACGTTTTGTTGTTGTTGTTTTTGATTAGCTCTTTCTTTTTCTTCTTCTTCCTCTTGTTTTCTTAATTCAGCTCTATGTTCAATTTCTAATCTAGCTTTTTCTTTCTGAACAGCTAATTGAGTTAACTTATCGTTAGCCTCCATTATTTTCTCAGAATCTTGAGCTTCAATAGCAGATTTAAGAACTGATTTTACTTGTTCTCTTTGTGCATCAACTCTAGCATCAAACTCCTTAAGATATTGTTCATCAGATTGATTAAATTTTTTCTGAGTAACATCATATTTCTTTTGAAGTCCTCTTGCGTATTCAAGAGCAGCTTTTTCTCTTCTTTCTGCTTCTCTAATTTTGAAAGTCATTCTATCAATTCTGTATTGATAGTCTTCTTTCTTTTTCTTTAGATTAGTTTTTTGTTTTTCTTGAGAAACAGGAGCTTCAACTTCTGTTTCAGCTTCTTGTTCTTGCTCAACTTTAATTTCAGCTTTTTCATTTTTTTTAGAATGATCTGTATATCCTAAATCAACTTCACCAACATTAAGTGATGGTGTCTCCTCTTTCTTTTCAACAGTTTCTTTTACTTCAACGTCCTGTTCGTTAACGTCACTTGTATCCAAGTCCACCTCATTTGGCTTTTTTGGATTTGTCTCTTCGACTTGTATGTCTGCCATTTTATCCTCCTAAAATAATTGGAGGATATTTTCCGGACTTTTAATCTTTCCTATAATCTCATCGTCGTTTAAAATACGGTGTTCACCATATTTAGTTTGAAATCTAGAACCTGAGTATCTTCCATATACAACAAACTCTCCCTCTTTACACCAAGGGCCAGTAGGAAATTTAGTTTTGTCTTGATAACAAAGATCTCCCATTTTAACAACTAAACCAACAACGGTAGTCATTTGAATTGTATCTCTTGTCGTATCGGCTAAGAGAACTCCACCTTTTGTTTTTTCAGCTGGTTGATATGGACGTATTAACATTCTGTATCCAATTGGATCAGGAATGACTTCTAGATATTCTTTAACGCCTTTGGGATCTGTGGGAATATTATCTGCCTTTGTCTTTTTACCTTGAATAAGTAAGTCAGAATTAGGCTTGATTAATTGTACCATCTTTCTCCTCCTTTTGCAGGTCGTCTTTTACGTCCTGAAGCAGCGCTTCATAAGCACTGAGTTTACCTTTAGCATACTGTAAATCATCTAACTTGTCTACAGCATAGCAAATATGATCTCGAATCTGATTTATTTGTTTTTGTAAATGTTTTACTAAAACTTGTGCAGAATAAGGATCTATCATTCCGCCTTTTAACTTAGAATTAAAATATTGTCAACCTACTTACGTTTGATTAGGTCTGTAGCCTTAAGTCCGTACACGCTCGCGATTACTCCTACAAAAATTGTCTGATACCAAAATGGTAGTTGAGAAAAATATTCGAAGAAGAGACGCATTTTGTCCATCGCAGTTGGATCATCCGAAAAAACTGCCCAAGCCAACAAAACTATAGGAGCTGACAATAATAATAAAATAAATTCGTCCTTCCAGTCGGATTGTCTTGCTTCTAATAATTTACCGTTGTATTCCAATTCTCCACGAGCCTGCATCTCTGCATTTCTCAGTGCAGCATCAGACATTGCTTGCTTTGTTTTCTGTTTGTTTGAGTAGAGGTGAGCTCCAGTTTTTAGGGCCATCCCCAATAGATTGAACCACGGCATAATATTGTTCTTTTCTCCTTATACCTAAATAGGGTAGCATTTCTTCCATTAAGTGTAAAGCACGGTAGCCCTTGATACTGAATTTAAAGCTTTGTTTTCTACCATTATGACGTTTAGGCAAGTAAACGTTACCATTACTAGTTATATAATATTGAAACCTTTGT